TCTAATACTGGACCATCAAAGCTTATACCATTGTGCATAATATACTTACGTTCATCATTGTGAAATTGTTTAAACTCTTCGCATCCTTGCTCTTGTATAAAATCTTTCTGTTCTCCAGTAGCATAGTCTTGGATACATATACAATGTATCTTGGTAGCATCTAAACTATCGGTCTCTATATCTAGAACTACTGTGTCAAACTTTGAATCCATCATTTACCTCCTTGAAGTCATCGTTGTCTTTAGATTTTGGGTTAGGTATTTCAGTCAAGCGACCAGTATCTTTATGCCATTGTAACCAACAACACGGACCAGTCTCTCCACTAAATCTGTTCTTCAGTATACGAACTGTAGTTTGGTTTCTCTTCTGCATGTCTTCTGCTTGTCCGTTTCTTTCTAATGAGAAACAAAAGTCAGAGAGTTGCGCAATACCGTGTGAACCTCTGAGTTGTGACAGACTAACTATCGCACCCTCCTCGTGTCCACTATCTGAACTGGCTTTTCTACTTAAATGAGATACCAACATAAGATGTATGTTCTGTTCTTGGACTAGAGTTCTAAGTCGTGTCATTATACTATCGATTGCTCTTCTCTCATTATCACCAGTCATTGCCGATACAATCATAGTTAAGTGATCGAGTATAATAAACTTACAATCTAATCCACTAGCTAAGTATTGTACTTTGGCTATGATGTTATCGATATCAGTAGAACCAAAGTGATCCCACATTCTTATCTTGTTTGTACCAAGAGTAGCCTCCCATGCTGTACGTTTCTCTTCCATAGTTGACTCACAGAATGGTAGGTGTAATGGTTTATTTGCATGTACAGACATAATACCTTTGGTTGTTCGTTCAATAGATTCCTCTAGAAATAAACAACCAACTGAATGTCCACTTGTTTTAATTATGTGGTAAGCTAGTTCTCTCATTACACTAGACTTACCTATACCTGACCCCGCAGTATAGGTACATAACTCACCAAGTCTCATGCCGTAAGTCATAGTATTCATACCCTCCCACGGATAAGGTATTGATTCAATTACCTTTTCATTAGCAATAAGATCCCAAGTATTTTCACCCAGTATGATACCCTCTGGTGTATATGTTTGCGCCGACCAAAATCTATCCGTAAAATCTTTTTGTTTATTCTGTATTAAATAATCATTAGGATCTTTTAAACCTAAATTAATAATGTGCACTTTCTTTGGAGGAAATAGTTCAGCTACCTTTCTACTGGCCTCACGTCCTGGTTCGTCATTATCGAAACATAAGTATATCTTTTCAAAACTATTTATAAACTCATATTGTTTCTTACAATCGGTAACGGCTCCAGCTGCTCCAGTTCTAACACTGACTACTGGATAAGATTTAGGCAACATCATTTCGTAGACCGACAAAGCATCTATCTCACCCTCACAGATAGTTATAATTTTAGCATTGTTACAACTAAATAGTTGTTGACCAAACAATAAAGCTTTACCAGTCTTACCCTCTACACTGAATGATTTATCGGCTACTCTTCTGAGCTTTGTAGCAACGTGGTTACCCTCACTATCATAGTATGGGTAGTGGTGTTTATATACTTCTGGTTTATCACTATTAGTTGTAGTCACACCAAAGAACTCACAAGTCTCACGACTTATCTTTCTTTCAGTAATAGGTTTACTAATACCTAGTGGTATAATCTTTGGCGCCGAGCCTTGAATTTTTGTGTCATCTCCGAGCAGTTCCTCAAGTTGGGTCTTGTCCTTGGGAGGTTCGGTGTAGGTTCGGCACGAGAAACAATAGCGACTGCCGTCCGCATACAAAGCATTGGCATCGGATGATCCACACTCTTCACAAGGTGTGTGTCGTATAAACCTTTTTGGGTCATTGTTTATTGTCATATGTCGTCTCCTTATTTTTGCGGGTCTTGCCCTATTAATATCTCCTCTAATTATTTTTGTCAAGGGGTTGCCAGATTTCGAAATCAGTGATAGCCTATCCCCATATACAGAGGGGGACTATATATAGTCTAATAGTAGTCTAGTGTTAGTCTAATCCTAGTTCTATATATATCTCTCGATGACTATGACTATCTCTTTATAACTATATATATCTCTAGTTAACTATATATATCTCTAGTTAACTATATATATCTCTAATTAACTATATATAACTATATATAGTGGCCACATCCTTTATTTTTAGCCTTGAAGTTTTGTGTTCTCCCGTGACAATTACGGCATAGCACCATCGAGTTTGACAGACGATTGTTGTATCGGTTCCCATCGATATGATGAAACTCCATCGGCGCCTCTTCTTCTGTTGCCCCACACTGGTTGCAATGCCATTGGTTAGTATCCTTGAGATAAGATATGATAAGTCTTTTCTTACCGACAGACCTACCCATATGCTCATCTCGTTCTATCTTTTCATTGCGAATATGTTTGCGATGCTTTTGTTGGCAGACATTGTCACAATATTTATTCATCGTGTTACTGCGGCGCTCGTGTTTTGTATTACAGTAGGCGCAGTGATAATAACTTGGACTACTCTTCTGCCTTTTAACATACAGCTTGTTGTTAACTTTTGCAGCACAACTAATTGAGCAATAAACTTTCTTAGCTGGTTGAGAACAACCCTTTCGTTTACACTCAATCATTTAAAGTCAACCCTCACTACATTATCTGGTGCCTCAGTATCACAAGGTCGGTCATCAGTAATGGCAATCGTATGTGAATTTTTAAATTGACTTTTAAATGGTACATCTTTTGAATCAACAACCTTAGACTGCCATCGTCCAAAGTCTCTGGATAATATCCTATCTTTAGCCGATCTCTTTGGTGGATTTAGTATCTCATACATTGCATAATCAATTAACTTAGCGATCTCTTGATCAGATAGATCATCTACATCTGTCCCATCTCGCACTTGATCCATAACTTCGATCATCATTTGTTTTAAAGTTTCTAGTTTCATTATTGTTTCTCCTTTTTAGTTAGTGGGTTTGTAAATATATCGTCAAAGATAGCATCGACAGCATCATAATAATCTGCTTGAGAATATGTTTTGATGGGTAGTAATTGTACCATATCTTTGAATTGTTTTATTTTAGCTAATGCATAAAGCATCTCTACATCAGAGAGAATTTCATCCTCATGCATATCGTGTCCGTTACCTTTTGCCATTGAAATACTCCATCTTAGTTTTGTAGTCTTGGAAAGTATCACACTTTACGGCTACAAGTTTATGTTTAGATTTCTCATATTGCTTATACAATTGAGAAACTGTGGGTTTACATTCGTTGTAAACTTTTGGAATAGTTTTGTGATACAATCGTGAATTTATTTCTATCCAAAAGGTAATGATTACTGGTTCAATCATTACTCACTCCTTTCCATTGGTACAATACAAGGTCTTGACGTTCTTGGTTGTGGTGGTGTCGTCAATCTATTGTGTTGTGATTCCAATGCTTGTTGTCTTATGAGATGAAACTTCCAACCGATACATATATGTCCAGACTGTATTCCATCTCGGTTAATATTCAATCGTTTAAACTCTTGTTCAACGATCGGTTCCAGGTTCTTACAGTTCTCTCGTTCCATAACAAACCTTTCCTCCACACCAGTTGGTGTAGAGAAAACTAGGTATAATGCAAACAGTTCTTTAGTCATCTCTCATCTCCCAAGTATTTTGACAAGTCATCAGCTTCATCATACTCATCAGCTTTATCCGTACTAACAATTTCTAAAATATCATCATCAATTAATTGTTTAAAAAATTCTTTACGATTAAAATTATCAGATGTTATTTTATTAAAAGATTTATCATCAACTACCAAAGTCGTAAAATCTATGTAATATTTTTTAGTCATCTTTACTCGCTTCCTTTCTAGTTTCTACTACTTGTAAGTGTGCTGATAGTATTAGATGGTTTGCACACTCATTGTCTGGTGCATGATAATAGCAAGCATCCATTAAAGTAGTTAGAGCACCTATAAAAAGATTCTTAGGGTCTTTAACTTTCTTCTCCATCTTGGTTATATATTTAACCATATGGTCTTGTGCCATTTCGAGTTCGTGACAATCATTAC